ATGTCTGCGGCTCCGATAATTGTAGAAGGCTTTGCACCTGTAACATTGAAACGCTGACCAGCAATACCAGCCATCTTAGACAAGTTCTGCTTGTTAACAGGACCAGCCATAACGATAGATGGTGAGCCACCTTCTGTCCACACCTTCTGAATTACGTCTTTCAGCAATGCTTCGCTGAATGAACGCAAGTTAGTAGTTGTAGCATCAGTACGAGCTGCATCAGGGATAGTAGTGTATGAAGGATCGCTACCACCAGAACCTTCGCTTGTATTGGTCTTCAAGAAGGCCAACAAAGCGCCAGTTTTACGGGCAGATGATGTGGAACCAGCGGCAGCGGCTTGGTTAGCCAACATTGTGGCCTCCATGTCACGCTTAATTTCCGCAGATTTTTTAGCCATTTGGTATGACAATTCTGAGCGACGACCTGCCTTGTCAACCGCTTCCAATGTACCAGCAATGATTACATCCTTACGGCTAATCTGGGTGTAGTTGCCCAAACGAACAGTAGCTGTAACTGCTGTGAAAGAAGTGATGTCATCACCCTCGATCTGTGCATTAGTTGTGATTGCAGCAGCCAAATCATCAGTTTGCCATTCAAAGAAAGTGTTGGTGACGTTCTCACGACCAACATTGCTCATGAATGGAGTCTCTTCTGGAGAGATCTGATAAATGACGTTAGAGAGATCTTCCCGTACACCCTTAGCGTCAAAGCGGGTGTAGGTGTTTGTAATAGCAGCCATGATAGGTCCTTAAATAAATTTCTCAAAAAGGGAAGCGGCATCTTTGACGCTTCCAGATTGTGCAAGACGTTTTTTTGCGTTATTTAATTCACTCGACTTAGAACTTACGCTACCTGCTGAACCAGGAGTAACCATCCTTGGGGCTTTTTTAATCTTTGCTTGGAGTTCTGGGCGCTTACTCATCATCTGGTCATATTTCCACGCTTTGTGAAGCGCCAACAATGCCCGTGAATCTGTAATCGTACTCAGTTCCTGCTCTGAAAAGCCTAAATTCTGACCATACTCTAGTAAAGCTTTACCTTCAGTTTTGGCTTTTTCAGGAGAACTCCACTCAGGAATTTTCTCTTTCAACAGAGCAACCTCTGTAACCATCACTTGTTGCAAATACTTTTGCTGTTCAACTTGACGCATTTGATTGAGCCTATCTTGCTCTGCCAGAACCGCATATTTCTGTTGCTGCCTACGCTGATGAGATGTCCATTGACGGGCATATTCAGTAGGGTCTTCATATTCTAAGCGGTTCCAATCAGGCTCTGGAGGCTCAAATTCCTGCAGTTTCTGTTGTAATTGTCCTAATATCTGAGAGTATTGTTCACGCTCTCCACGTACTTGCTGAAACTCAGACTCGACTAATTTGCGCTCTTCTGCTAGTTTCTGCGTTTTCCGTGTGTAGTCGGCTTCACGTTGGTAGCCTCGGATAAGTTCATCCTTAGGAACTTCGATTTCTTTACCATCAACTTTGACGATAAACTTCTCATCCCTTGGAGCTTCTTCCTCAGCATCCTCTTCTTCGCCTTCTACTTCCTCAGAAGTTTCCTCTGCTTCGTCTTGCGGCTCCGCAGATTCCATTTCCTCAGACTCAGATTCGGATTGCTCCTCCTCTGGTTGCGCCTCTGCACCAGTGTCAACACCCTCTTGAGTGTCTAGCATGGAAGCAAAACTTTGCGCTGCTTGGTTTACTGTAATCGAACCGACTGCATTTGCGTTATCGGACATATTTACCTCTTAGTTTAACAATCATTTGTTAGGCGGTCTTCCACGCCTGCGGACAAGGGCAACTTCTGCCATCTTGCCTGTATCCATAACAGAGCGTAACTTTGCTCTCAGAATATCAACTGTTGTCAGAAGCAAGTAAGCTTGCTCTCTAACTGGTCCTTCCATTAGTTTGGAAGAACGAATCTCACGATAACAATCGTCTTCTATTCGCTTGAGCATTTCATTAAGGAGTTCATCCTCAAGAAGTAGTTTCGCTCTGTCTCCTCTTGCGAGGTTAATTTCTAGATCATCCATTTACATCATTGGTTGGGGCTGTTGAGGTGCGGGAGCCTGACTCATTGCAGCTTGTTGACGGATTAATTCTCGGTCTGTATTCATTGCGGCATTTATTTCCGCACTTTGAATTTGTACACCATATTTCAATTCTAGCTCATATCTGCGCAAAATACCATCTTGTTCAATACGATCTCTTTCACGATCATCTGTCATTAGGGCTTTTTCACGATCTAACTGCAACTCTGCAGACTTTTTCTGTATGTCAGCTTGAATAGCTTGTGCCTGTACTTGAGACAACATTTCCTCTGGAGTAGGCTTAGGCTCTGGAGGTGTAGGCAATTGGAAGTCAGCAGGTAACTGGTTAAAGTAATTCTGCGAATCCTTTATGCCTCCTAGTTGCAACATCTTAGTTAATGTATTCGTGTACTGTGGTATTGATACAACAGGATTGCTAGGACCTTGTTGGGTAATAAGCATTTCTTGTCTTGATGCAACCTGATTAAGAATATTAATTCTGTCCTCAATCGTGCCATCACCAACACCGACATTAACAGTTACGTCCATCTTAGAGTCCCATGAACGTGGATCAATCGGCACAAATGTATTACGCAAGCGAACCATTCTTTCTCTGTCTTGATTCTCAACTACCAACTTCAAAATGCCAGTAAACAACTTACGTAAACCAGTTTCCGCAAAGATACGAGCAATCATTTCAATGTGCTGATGTGCGGCATTAACAGTCGCAGATACTGCGGCTTTAGTTGTACTCTGTAAAGCATCTGCATCTAGACCTGCAGCGGCCTTAGAAATGCCTGTACGGGTCTGTTTAATGTCATCCAAGTAGTCAAGCATTGGGAATGCTGCTTGTCCAACAAAAGGAGTTGTAAATGGTTGCACCATGCCTGGCGCTCTCATGCGAATAACAGCACCAACTTCAGTATTCAACACGTCTTCCATGTTGGCCTGACCCTCAACAATCGCAGTACGGGGGTGGATTGCCTGAGCCAAAGAATCTAAGATGCCACGCTGAACATTGGACTTGATGCGCTGAATATCCATAACCACATCAGCAGGGCACATACCAAAAAAGGTATGGGGTTCTGGATCTGGGCAGAAGTCAGCAAACTGTCTGTCATCAACAATCTCATTACGCAGAACTTTGTTGCCAGTACCGACTGTGCAAATCCTACGCATTTCAGCAATGCCATCGCCATCAAAGTCTACCTTTAAGTAGCCTTCAATGTAAAGAACACTCTTGCTTGATGGATCACCATTGTTTGCGGTACTAATAACAGCAAACGGGTTACGGGCTTGATACTCTTGATTGTTGTCAAAGTCATTACCATTACCAGCAACTTCAACCATTTCATCATAGTCATAACCCATAGCGACTAGATCAGAAACAGTCTTCATTGTGCGGTGGCCCACAAAGGTGGCCTCATCAATGGACTTTGCTCTGCGATCAATCAAGAATTCTTCTGGTGGCAATGCCTCAATCTTTACCTTACCAGACTTAATTCTTCGCTTAATCTCCACATCGTAGATCATAGGTGGAGGAGTCATATTGCCTTGTTCATCAGGCTGAGGCTGAACACCAGGCACAGGATATTCACGTACTGCAGAGATCTCCACATCTGGATTCTCAATCAGCATCATCATGCTTGGCTCATCAAGCATAGAGAATGATTCAGCTTTGACTTCTACGGACTCATCCCACCAGTATTTAACAATACCAACTTTGCGAACCAAAGCGTCTTTAAAGGCTGAGTGCAAAATCTTAAAGCCAGGGTTATCACGCTTAAAGATAAAGTCTACATAGTCTGTAGCTTGTTCAGCATTCTGAACATCCTCTGGTCCTTGAGGGGTGAACTCAACCACACGCTCTGGACCAAAAAAGATACGCATCAGGCTTGGCAGAATGCCCTGTACAGTATCCCGCACATCCATTGACACTACTTGTGATCGACCATCTTCTTCATCACCAAATGGAAGGCCATAGTAGTATTCAGTAGCTAACGCACGATTGCCACCAATGTCGTCATCAATGAAAGAAATAGCATCATAAATTTCAGCAGAGACAACGCCTTGAAGTTGCTCTTCAGACATTACCTCATCACCCTCCATCTCGCCTTGCATGGTTTCTGCCATCAAAATGGGGTTTTCGTATTTCATATTATTTCCTTAGCGAGATCCGATATAAGGCAAGATACCTTGGGATGCTGTTCCAGAGTTTTGTAGCAATGATGGGATGCCACCCATATAACTAGGAGAGTAGCCACCATAAGATTGAGCCATAGGCGACTTCATTTGTTCTTCATCTTTGCCACCAAAAGATAATTTGTAAGCAGAGCTTAAATAATCTTTGGCAGTTGACTCAGGGTTTTGAAATGTTTTATAGGCATCCATATAAGGAGAAGCAGCTTTATTTGCCATTCCACCTAAAGCACTACCCATACTTTCCATTGCACTAGGAGGAGCCATGCCACCAGAAGCAACAGCTTCGGACATTGCTGGAGCAGATGCAGTTAAAGACTCTAAAAAAGATGCCAATAAAGCTTCCATTTAATCTTCCTCGTCTTCCATGTCGTATTCTGTTTTAGCCATCATCAACATATTTTGCTGATTCTTGGTCATCTTCTTGGTGATAGGGCCACCAGATAGCCATGCTGAACAGGTGCGCTCACCTGCACACTTAAAGTCAAACAGTTCACAGTAACCAAGATTAGCCGCACCTTGGACATCTTTGGCGTAGCCATCAGTCTCTTCATCAATACCTTTTAAGATGCAGTCTAGCATCTCAGGTGTCTGGATAAAGGCAGCGCAGTTACCACAACGCATGGTCTGGGCTTCTTCAACATCGGTGTCCCACTCATCAGCTCTTTCCATCCAGAAGTCAATATTGTCTTCTTCAGGATTGGCAGGACCATAGTTAACATTCTTAAAAGCCCAATTACGGGACTTTAAGTTAGCCTTGATGTCATAGGTTGCGATAGGGCATTTCATAATTACCACTTTACTTTGTTAGCCCAGAACGCTGCACTCATTTTACCTTTGGCAATATTCTGAGCATGACGGGCTTTAAATGCTTCGTTTCTTTTAGATCCATCGGGACTTCCAGAAACACCTTGCTGACCAAAGCGAATTAACTTCACTTCGTCACCAGACTTTGCCAATACAGCATGGCTTTTCTTTGGGTGGCTAGGAGTTTTCTTTGGCTTGTTGTAACCAGAGAACTCTTCTGAACCACGCTTAATCATTTCTTTTTAGCAGTCTTAGCTGCTTGCTTAAAGTCTTTAGCAGTAGGAGCGCCCTTAGTGCCAGGCTTTCTCATCTTCTCTTTAGAGCCAGCCTTAATGCGTTCTTGCTTGGCATTGATATTGGCATAGAGGCCAGGCTTCATAACAACTCCGTAACGCTAATTGTGGAAGCAGTAACATTAGAATCTTTAATAACAGCAATCTTGTCACCAGAAGCCACGGGGAAAATTTCAACTGTATTGTTTGCCAACATTGGGCTTGTCGTAATACTTGCAGTTGGTGCAGAACCAATCTGTATATGACTATGACCTAATGAGCAAGCAACTCGAATATGAGTTGTTGAGGCCGCAAAAGCGGTACTTGCAACACTAGAATTTGTTACTGTAAAAACTTGTGTCGTACCAATCCTAAATACATTAGGGATGGTATTACCATTGTTATCTCTGGTTAAGAAAGACATGATTACTCCTTAAGTTACTTTTTACTGCGGTTGGTTGCAGTTCTACCACCACGTTTGGGCATAGCACGAGCTTCACTCATTGCGATAGCGACAGCTTGGTCACGGGATTTAACCTTGTCACCAGAGGAAGACTTGAGCTTGCCTCGCTTATATTCACCCATTACCTTGCCAATCTTGTTGGCGGCTTCATCCATATTCATAGGAATCTCCAATATAGGTTGCGAGATATTACCATAAATAAAAAAAAGAGCTACTTGTTTAAGGTAGCTCTAAAATGGCAACGGCAATCAAACCAATCCTCGAATCAACCTTTTAATAGGTTTACCCCAAGAAAGATTAGATCCCCAAGACACAGTAGCGGCATCGGAAGCAAATGTCAACACAAAAGCGTCAGCCATGTCGGGAGATTTCAATCCCCTACGTCTAATATCATCCTTGGACTCAATCTTTATCTTGCCGTTAGAGGTAAAGGTGTACCTTACAGTCGCCAGTTCAGCAATGAAATCCTCGTTATTTGGTATCTTGCAGTCTCGTTTCTCTAGCCAAGCCTTGGTTTTGTGCCATAACTCAGCCCTTAGATTTAGATAAGTGCCACCCATAGCGGGACTTTCTGACACGTTAATCCCCCGACAGGGTAGTTTTAGCTCCCTTAGTCGGTCAACAACACCTGCTCCTAGACCAATAGAGTCAACCAGAATCTCTGTGGGTTTACTCTTGTGGTCACAAGCTTCGTATTGGGCAACCACTGCGCCTGTTAACTGCATCAGGTCTAGGTTCCTCCACCTCTCAAGAGTGTGTACAACATTAGACTGACGTTTACATAGAACAGAAGAATCGGAGCCAAAGCGAGCCACATCGAGTCCCCAAATAATCGGAGCGTCTTCATAAGCTCTGGTGTCTCTGTGTTTGGCAGATTCAAGTAGTTCCATAGGGATAATCGTGTCATCATCACTCCTTGGGAATTCACCCAGAACCCTGATCCTGTAGGCATTACTTTCCTCGCCATAGCGGGATTTCATGTCTTCTACGTACTCTTTACTGACCCTAGTAGAGTCAATGCAAGATACTCGCTTAGTCCACCACTCATCTTTGAGTCGATTATGGGTGTCAAAGAAGAAGCCAGAAGACCTAACTGGATTACCTAGCAGGATGGTCAAAGCGTTATGGCCTGACATAGAACCAGCAGCGGCCTCGAATACTGCCTCTGGAACACCAGAAGCCTCATCTGCTACCAACATGACGTTCTCAGAGTGGACACCTTGTAGGGCTTCGGGTTGTTCAGCACGAGAAGTTCGAGCAGAGATAAACGCCTCGGTAGCGGAAGCCTTGAGTTCTATCCTCTCTTGTTTGACATCAAGTAGGTCTTGGATAGGTTGGGGTAGTTCTTTGACCCATCTCTTTAGCTCGGCAAACAAAGCGTCATAAAGTTGGGCAGAAGTAGGAGCAGTAACCACTACCTTAACAGGGTATCTAGTTAGTAGGAACCAAAGCATTGCCCAAGAAGCGGTGGTGGACTTACCCACTCCGTGACCAGAACGAATACTTATCTTTCGCTCACCAGTAGCGACAGCATTCAAAAAGTCCTTCTGCCAATCATCAGGCTCTACTCCAAGGACCTCTTTGACAAACAGGGTAGGGTCATTTCTGTAAAGCTTTATGAACTCTATAAA